GTCAAATGGACCACCTCTACTGGCGATTCTTTCTTGTCTTTCAGGAACCCTTTCTTTGGCGCTCTTCCTACTGATCAGTGTTTGAGCACCAGCAGTCTTTCCTCCTTGATACCGTTCTTTCAGAGACTTGATTCCATGATCCTTTTCGGACTGCCTGAAATCAAGGCCATGTTTTTCCGCATCGATCACAACCATGGAGTGCTTGATGGCGCGAGCAATCTCTTCATGACTGGCACCACCAAGCGTCATGTCTGTAATCAAGTTCGAAATCTTTCCCATCTCCTGCTGCTTCTGCTGTCCCTTCTTCATACGAGGAACAGTAGAATGTGGATCAAGCTTGTACTGATGTGGATCAAAACCTTTTAGTTCCTGAAGTGGAGCTGTGGTTTTGACCTGCCTTCTATTGTTGGGAATAACAAGAACGGTATCACCATCGAAGTCTGCACCAGACAAATGATGCGCAACCGAAGGATGAATACCGATAGCATCCATCGTTTGTGGACCAAGCAATCTCTTTGCTTCACGATTCTTGTTGTTAACCGTGAGCTCAGGGATCTCGAATGTTCCACCATGCGGATAGCGAACAAGAGCAACGCGTTCTCCAGAACGAAAGCTAGGAGCATAAACTTCTTTCGGATTCATGGAAGAAACGGGAAGAAGTACCTTGTTCGACTGGCGTGGTAGATTAGCCGCTTTGAGATGTACGGATGCAGCATCGGTCTTGTCTGCGAATTTGAGCAGAAGATCTTTGCGCACGGTTGGATTCGTAAGACTAGCGATCTCGTCAAATTCATTCTTGCGACGTTCGAATGTCATATCGAGCTGTTGCTTGGCAAGCGCGGGGTCTTGCTTTGACAACATTTGCGAAGAAAGAGTTCGAGCCCAGCGATCCCAAGATCCTTCAACACCAGATCCTTCTTTCACTCCGACGATGTTCATAGCCGAAGTAACTTTACCCGTCTTTGGATCGTGAATTTGTCGGACAACAGAACCGAATGGGAAGTCGGGATCTTCTTCAAACTTCTTAAGCGCGTCCTTCTTACGTCCCGTATTCTTCTGGCTGGTGTTAAATACGAGATCTACGCCTTTAGGAAGATCTTCCTTGTATACTGCCATGCCTTTGATGTAGTGTGTTCCATCAATAGCAATACGAACCTGACCATAATGGTTGGAATCCATGGCCAAGTCCTTCACACCAGGCCGAACATAAATGACGCCGTCTGCTTTATCACCACCATCTTCTTTGTAGTTAACTCGTAATCGTCTCGAGTTGATAGAAATTGGTGGGCCTGGCTTGTTGAATGTACGGCCATGATCGTCAGAGTATTCGTTGATCTGACGAATCTCTCCTCTATTCTGCTGAACGAATTTCAACGGAGTGCCGGGTTTTGCCAGCACACTCATGGTCGTAAACTGTTTGGTTCCGATCTGCTGGATCTTGATTTGATGTAGCTCATATCCCTCATGCCGCACAAGGGCGAGAGCAGCGTCAAATTTTGGTTTGCTAATGCCCAGCTGAGTGCTGACTCCTTTACCGACATCGATCATGCCCTTCTTAGCTACATGATCTTTGAGAAGATTGGAGACAGTTTGAAGTGTACTTTCTTTGTCCTTCTCGAAATCCTTGATCAGTGCTCGAACAGAAGACTCGCTTATTCCCATACGTCGACCGATATCGGTTGGCCCCCAACCAGCTTCCGCATGTCGCCAAGCCGTCATCTGCTTTTCTTGTCTCTGCTGGTCTCGAGCGATCGTTCGTGCTTCGGTCAACTCTTTGCGTGAAATACCAAATCCTCGAGCTATCTCGGTATCGGTCATGTTCTGACTTCTAAGATGCTTGACCGTGGCAAGAAAATCGCGATTGCGCTGACTTTGAGTATCACCAGATCCCCAAGGATATCGTCCCGAACGTCGAAGGATGCCGTAATGCGCGAGATGTTCTTCTTCGGTACGAATCACGACTCCTCCTCCAGTCTTTTGTGGCCGATGATTCTATCGAATTCCTGAATCTTCTCCATAATATAAACTATGTCCTCCGGATCAGCGTCATACACAGAAACTTCATTATCTTGATAGATGCGCAACTCGATCTTGATATCGAATGGATTCTTATCGTACTCAAGACAAAATAGTGCAGCATACACTTCAAGTTGATGAACTGAGCCTGGAAATACTCCAGTTTTCAAATCGTGAATTCGGAGAGTGTTATAGCGGAAAGCGATAGTATCAGCAGTACCGAAACAATTCTCTGAGTAGTACAGAACTTGTTCGCACGACATTCTGTGTTGAATTGCATCATTGATGTACAATCCAACGGTGCCAACAAGATCTGATTTTCTGCCAGCTTGAATTTCACGCATGGCATACTCATGTTGTGCAGTACCATAAGCTCCGGCCTGAGCTGAAGTCCAACGTTCTACTAATCGTTGTGGCGTATAGTGAATCCAATGCCACTGACTAGGGCTAAGAAACGCGTGCTCTCCCTGAAGATCCAAATGCCTGTTGAAGCGCACTCAAGACCTCCTCTTCATTTTCAGGGTAAATATACGCGGCAAAAGACATTTCTTCTAATTTATTAACATAGTAATCTTGATTTGGCTGTACGGCTGCGTCAGGCGATGCTTTAACTTCAAGCGATGCCCATTTGTCGCGCCAAAGAATAAGTAAATCAAGAATACCTTGTCGATGATTCGAATCTGATTTCAAGATTAAACAATCAGGGAACATCTTCTCTAATTTCTTAATTAACTTGGCTTGGTATTGACGCTCAGTCACGATTCCGCCCTTCGAATAGCCGGACCAACGACAATACGACCGTACCAGTCGTCCCAATGGTAAACCTTCCAATGCGGCCAGTGCGGATGCTCGGTATGAATCAACTCGTGGGCAAAGACTGTCACCCAAAACATCTGTAGTCGCAAGATATCCCGGCAAGAGCGCAAGTAGATCTCGTCTGTCACATAAAACGTGATTCCTTCGATACGATTCGGCCATGTTCTTCCTGCAGGAAGCTTGCAATGAACTCGAATTCGTCTTCGGACGAGTAATGATGCAACTCGACTTAAAAGTCTGGAAGCTCGATTACGACTTTGATGATTCGTCCCTGGTGTCCGGGATCGCATTCTGGAGTCCCATCCACGGGTCCACCGAACTTCCAACTGTTGCCGTTCGTGTTCACGCAAGCGTAGACCAAGGCGTTCCCAGGTCCTCCAGGAGGTCCCGGAGGGCCAGGCGGGCCAGGAGGGCCCTGAGGTCCACCAGGAGTTCCGGGAGGTCCCTGAGGACCCTGTGGTCCTGCTGGGCCCGGCTTACCGTCTACACCAGGTTTCCCAGGTTTACCCGCTTTTCCTCGAGGACCGCGTTTCCCCACGATGCACAGCTTTCCGAATCTTCCCCTCAAGTTGAGATCGAAGCGAGACGGAGGTTGTCCGTGCTGAACCCCGAAACAAGCTTTGGTCACCGTCCTTGTCGGCAACGCCTTATTCGGAGATCCGACTGCCGCTGCCGTAAGCACAAGCCCAAGGATTAGGGCTGTGACGATTGATTTCATGTTTCTCCTATCCGACTCTTACTGGAGTTACTTGCAGCCAACGATTTTGGAACCAACCCGTTGAACCTGACATGCGATACTTTGCGGTAAGCGTAACTGCGGTAAGCCCAGTCTTACGTCGAGCTCGAGCTACAGTCGCTTCCATCGATGCGCTTCCGCTTCCGTAAGTCATCGCCGCATCAGTATCGCTTGCTGGAGTTGCACCAATATCGTAACTCATATATGTTCTTTGCGCGTTCATGTTATTACCGTTGTAGCCTTGCTCGACCATGTAATCGCCTGCAAGCGGCAAAGCAATAGACGGACCAGCTGTTGCAAGTGCTGCATAAACCGCGGATCCCGTGCTTTCATTTGTTAGGACTTCTGCATATAGCGGCGGTCCACCGACAAACTCCCACTTGTAAGAGCCCGGTGCCGCAGCTCGATAGCGAAGATGCCAAATAATTCCGTTTGTTGCGTCCACCAAGTAGTAAACTTCTTGTCCATCAGCAGGAGAAACGGGCAGGCTCGAGACGAACATGGGAGCCGTGTAAGCACTAGAGCCATCGAGTCGACTCACGGCAATCGTCAAGATGTTTGTGCTACCGCCACCTGAGCTCCATCCCCAAAAACCAATGGTGTCGTTCAATGCAAGATCGTAGATGTCGTTGATTTCGACACCCGGCTTGCTACCATCCGCTCCAGCTGCAACGGCTTGTTCAACGCTTCTGATAACCGTGGTACCGTTCTTGATTGCTCCAAGCAAACAGGTACCATTAGCCAA